CTGTAGCTTGGAGTAACGTTAGTGGAAGACCTACCAAGTTGAGTCAGTTTACAAACGATAGTGGTTATATTACTTCTAGTGGAAGTTGTGCTTATGCTACAAGTGCAGGAAATGCTGACAAGGTCGATGGTGTTCACGTTACTTGGGCAGGTGAATTAACTTCTACTAATCACCTTGTGGCTTGGGAAGCTGATGGTTCAGCTCTTAGAGATATAAAACCTGCTAATGTTTCTGTAGGTAACTCTGATAAATTAGATGGTATTCATGCTAATGGACTTCTTACTGCTCTATCTAATTCTGATAAGGGAATCAGTATAACAGTTGGTGGAACTACTAAAAGCGTTAGTAATATTAGTGTTAATTATGCTAGTAGTGCTGGAAATGCAGATACTGTTGATGGTGAACATGCTAGTAATTTTAGTTACACTCATCAAACAAAATTTGATTTTAGCAAGAGTAAATCAGGTAGAATTGTAACATTTGACGAGCCAAATACTGTTTATGGATGGATAAATGGCTTTGCAAGCACTCATGCAAATTATCTAACTAGTGTTATTTTTAATACACATAGAACAACTAACTGGTTTGTTGGGTATATGGAAGCTGATCTCTCTACGGGTGCAACTAAAGGATTAGTTGGTGTTAAGCAGTTAGCTTTCCTTGATAGTAATGTTGCTTCTGCAACAAGACTTCAAACTCCTAGAACTATTTGGGGTCAAGGTTTTGATGGAACTGGTAATGTTAATGGAACAATATACATAAATAATAGTGATTCTAAAAACGGAGCTATAATATTAAATAATAATATAAATGCTAACGCTCGTATATCAGCTATAAAAGACCAAGTAGTATTTAATACTGGTGCTGCTATTCGTTTTGGAGCAACCAACTGGGAGTATAGTGATTGGGCTGGTCTCAAATATGATACTGTCGCTAATGCTATATATTTAGGTATAGCCGATGGAACTGTATTTAATTATAATTCTAATAAAAGAAGTGATGGTACACTTAAATTTCCAGGTATTACAACTATAATTCCTGATCCTGGAGCTAGAATTGGAGGTAGTGGTGGTGATTTATATTTAGGTAATGCTAATAATAGTAATTGGGTGAAAGTTCAAGATATATGTAGTCATAATGGTTCTAATTATTGGTATATATATCAAAACGGTAATGCTCATTTTAATAATATTGTTTCAACTGGTATTACTATCAATGACACTGCTACTATCAATGGCACTGCTACTATCGGTGGTAATTTATCAGTTAACGGTTTAATAAATAATAAAGGTATATTACCTACAAATTATGAAGTTAATAATAAAGGAATTGGTTGTTATGTTTCAGCTGATGCTTTATGCTCTGGAATTACTGCTATTACTGATAGTATACCAGTCGATAATCTTTCTATAGTTTATACTAATGATAACGGTAACAGTTGGACTAATTATAATATATCAAATGATACTAAATTTAAGGCGTATGCGAATGTTGCAGGTTTTAATAGTTTATACTTAGGTAGCAATGTTATTACTGGTAATACTGATGCTGAAAAGTTAGCTCAAATAAAAAAGAACGAATTAATGTTTTCGTTTGAAATTCCTAACTCTTGTTATTCTCAAGTATATTTTGCTTGTGTTGATATGGGACAAGGTGTTGGTGTTACTTGTACTGTAGAATATTTAAATAGTAAAGGTGTTATAGTCAATACTTATATTAAATATATGACCGGATGGAACCAATTTAATTATATAAATCTATCTAGAGGTAACGAAGGTTTTCCTGTAGGAAATGATGATAGAAGATATATTCGTTTTAGATTTAAACATGACCAAAATACTACTGTATTACGAAATGCTTCAATAAATAAAATACGAATATTTGCTTTTACTAAGTATTCATTTCCTACTGATAGATTTATGGGTCATACAGGTCATATATATAACTTTGATTATAATATGAATACTTACTTCCCTAATAGCATTCTTGCTAAAGGTGGAGTTACAGCTTATCAATCTTCTGACATCCGCTTGAAGCAGGATTTGCGGAAGCTGGACTACTTGGGTATCATCAAGGCAATGGGTGGCACTTATGGCTTCGCTTGGAAGAAGGACAACACAAGGTCTATCGGCTGGATTGCCCAGCACGTCTTGTGCAACCCTCACTTAAAGGACATCGTGGAGACTGACGAGAAGGGCTACTATAAGATTAACTACTGGTCTCCGAAGCTGATTGCAACGGCATTCGGTGCTATTGAGCAGGTGGGCGATGAGGTCAGCAGGTTGAAGGCTCGGGTGGTCTTCCTCGAATCAGAGGTTCAGCGATTGAGTGGAGATAAGGAAGACTGCAACAAGAAGAGATTAGATAACAAGAATATTAATTCATTAAATTAGTTAAGAAAATGGAGAATTTAAAGATTAACAAGAAAAGTGAACAGACAACCGCCACTTATACCAAGGGCGGCTATCGAGTAGAAATCACCTACAATGTTGACAAGACGGGTGGCAACATCGAGAGCATCAATATGAGTATCTATGGTGACCCAAATGGTAATTATCTCGGCAATGCGAACGCAAGCTCCAACGGCAGCGAGCTGACCTACAACATCAGCGGTGTTCCGCAGAGCAAGCTCAGTGAGGTATCAGCATTGATTAAGGAGGTTAATTCCGCTATCGCCGCTAATATGGCAAGCGAGGCAGCAGAGTAAGTATTAACCGCAGGGTGGCTCTTATAGAGCTGCCTTGCCTAGTGTTTTAAGTTCTAAAGATTAAGCGTATGAAACGATTTATCTTATGGCTTGCGAAAGTATTCAATGTAACAGTAGAGCGAGTTGTTACTAAAGAAGTTATCAAGGAAGTAGAGACAGTTCGATATTTAACTAATGGAGAAATTAAAGGTGATGTTTCTATAGATGGTGATCTTCTTATTAATGGTAGTTTAACTGTTGCTGGTGGAATAACTTGTTATAAAGAAGGAGGTAATTATGAGTGTAAGTAATGGAAAGATAACTGCTCCAGTTAGTATAGACGATGTTAAAAGTGTTCTTTGCTATGGTAGCAACGACCTAGCATCCCTTTGCACTTACGAAGGCATCAACATGTGGGCGAAGTATAAGCCCGTTGACTCAGACAACGCTTTCCTTGATATCAATACTGGGTGGAAGGGTAAGAGGAATGACTGCAACATCAATTATCCTAAAGCAACAAGTATCTATGATATAAAGGGCTATTATTCGCAAGCGGACAACGGCTTCACCCATAGGACGGCATCTGCACCTTACAGACTAGGAGATTTTCGCGGGTATAATCATAACGCAAGAAGTGAATACCTAGGAATTGTCACGACAAGTCCATCAGCGGAAGATGCCGTAAGTATTAGCGCAGCATATAATCTGCAAAGTGTCGATTCTGACTGGATAAGCATGAAAGACTTGTTGGATGATGGTAACATAACCTATCACTTTGGTGTGTTGCTCTATAACAACAATGGCGACAAGCTACAGTATATGAGAACATCAGATACAAACATCGTTAAGTTTACAAAGGTCAACGCAGGCACATACACAGTCTATCCGTTTATGAGCAGCGTGGATTATACAAGCAGTGATTTCCCTCAGTTACAAGCGGGTTCGTATATCCCTATACCAGTATTACAGCCAATCACTCTTGTGGTGAAAACCAAAACAGACATTAATGCTAGCAAGGTTACACTAAGACAAAGTGGTCTTGGAAGTGCAACGATTGAGAATGTTGATAGCGTGTCTCATGTTGTTTCATTGCAACTACGTTTTTCTTCGAGCAAGGAAAATAGTAGTATGCAGGTTGGCGAATCTATTCTTATGAGAAATACAAAACTGGCTGACGGTGATAGTAAAACCGTTCTTTTCAAGAACCAAATGCAGAGTGGAAAAACTTACGCATTATGGCTGTATGTGGACTATGTTTTGACTACTAAGCAAACGGTATTTATCCAAGGAATTATTGATTAAAAATAATATTTGATTTTCTTGCCAGTTTGGGATATATTTCTTATCTTTGCAACGGAAATAGAAAGGTATTCTGTATAGCAAGTTAATTGGCGAAGAATATTTATAACATAAAAATAAAGAAACAATTATGAAGAAGATTAAGACAATCGAGGCTGTCGCAGCCTACAGAACGTTGAAAGCATTGAAGACATCATCTATGAGCGATGATGCCGCTATGCGAGTTTGGAAGAATATGAAGGCACTGCGCCAAGTAGCCGACACTTACGACAAGGATGTGAAGGAAGCGCAGGAGAGCCTGAAGGACGATAAGTTCGAGGAGATGCAGCACAAGCTTCAGGAGTGCCAGCAGTTGGAGCAGAAGCACGCCGATGAGGGCTACGAATACACCAAGGACGATTCAGCCAAGTTCGCTGAGGTCAATGAGTACTTCTTCAATCAGAAGCAGAAGACCGAGAAGTATTTCAAGGAACTTGCCGACAAGGAGGTAGAGGTAGCCATCGAGGCAGTTGACGAGAAGGAGCTGTTCAAGGCAGCGAAAGATTGCGGCTTGAAGTTTGCTGATATGGAGACCCTTGATGTTGTGATAGGATAA